ACCCTGTGTGTGAATTACCGTTACGTTACACGGTTCGTTAATAACCTTGTCCCAGTCCGCAGTCTTACCAACCTCAGCGGCTGCATCAAAGACTTTATAAAGGGCAAACTCTTTACCACGTTCAGTCATTGAGAAGTATACGTTGAAGGGGTTAACCCAAAGTAACCGTGGCTGTTGCTCACCGTCAATCTCTACTGTCTCTCCTACAATCTCAATACCAATACTAAGCTTTTGTACATCTGCTTTCACGTCACCCTTGTACTCGTTATGGTGCATACCTAAATCAATAACATAACGTAACCGACCTTCATGCTCACCCACTGGTAGGTTAGGGATAGGGTCACTACGTTCACCTGATTGTGCTTCACCGCGTCTTTGTATAGCCATCTTATTTTACCACCTTAATTGTATATCCAAGTTGTTGTTCAATCTCGCTTACTGTCATTTCTTTTGTTTTGAGTTTGATTCGGTAATCCGTCTTAGTCCAGTTCCAATGTGGCTGTGGTGTGTTAAACCACTGTATATTACTGATATGGTAGTATTCAACTACCTCCCCATCAACATAAGCCTTCATCACCTTAATCTTTTCTTCTGTGCTTTTCATCTTAGAACACCACCTTAATTGTATATCCAAGAACTTCTTCAATTTCACTTACTGTCATTTCTTTAGGGGCTTCCCTAACCCTGTAATCAAACGTTGTCCAATTCCAACTGTTTAAGTTTGGTTTCTGTTCAACTACTGTCCAGTCCTCGTAAGAGTAGGTTGTCCACTCAATCTCCTCCCCATCAAATGCTGCTTGCATTACCTCAATTTTCTCAAATAAAGTCTTACTCATTTGTATTTCTCCGTTTGTTTTTCAATTTTACAAGATACACTATACAGTATTATTTAGTGCTTGTCAACATATTATTTAATGTATTTTGTCATACGACTCCCCAAAATCTACATCAACATCTAAGTCTCTGTTTAACTTGAGGTTCTTATTAACCCTACCTACACACCCCTTAAGGAACTTAGTAACTGCAACCCTGTGTGTTGGTGGGCTTCTGAATATAATCTCATCATGAAACTGTCCGACAATCTTAACGTCTTTCTTTAATACTTCTTTCACCCACATATCAAAGCAATATGTACCTGTACTCTGGTTAAGTGTACTGAAGATATCTTTCTTGTTCCTCAACACATGCCATATCTTACTGACTGGGTTAAGTAACCACAAGATACCGTTCACTGTCTTTGTAGTCTGGTTATCTGCTATAGCTTTCAGGCTCCAGTTCCTATCCCAGTAGGCTGCGTGTAGTGCCTTACCCTCTGCCAGTGTACAGCCTGCACCATCTGCTATGGTCTGTGGCCCTGCTCCATACGTACTAGCATAGTTTGTAGTCTTACCCTTGTGTCTCTCTGCTGCTAGGTATGCTTTACTATCTTTGCTAAAGTCTCCTCTCTTATAAGCGTCAGACTGTAGTTGGGTTAAGAACCCAGCTTCTACAGCAATATCAAGGTGTGGGTCAAAGCCATCCTTATTCATCTCAGTTACATAGTCAGGGTCAATCGGCATCATGTAATGCTGCTTTGTCCTGTCCTCTAAGCTGCTCATATCACTGCCACATAACTCATAGCCATCACTGCCTGTTAATAAAGCTCTAATCTCCTCTCCATATGGCATACGTGCTGACGGAATATTGACACACACTGCATGTTTAAACCTCATAGTGTTAGTCAAGCCCTGTACAGCAGCAATGACATAACCATCATCACTACAAGCGGTCAACAAACCGGACACTAAACCCTTTCTGTGTCCCACAACTCCTAAGTTTTCAAGATGCTTAAGCTGTGGGTACTGGTTAGCTAACTTTAATACGCTAGGGCATAGGTCATCACCCTTCTTAACTTGCGGTATAGCTCTCTTCTTGCCGTACCCGTTTTCATCTACTCCATCAGCCACATACTTAAATGTCGTTGGGCTCCATCCCAAACTAAATAACCAATCCTTAATCTGCTGTGGACTTGTTGCTTTAGGTTCAACAAAATGGCTAGGTATCTTATGCTCCTCGTCGTTATGAAAACATATATCATTACCCTCGCACACATCTTGCCACTTCTGGCCCACTATAGATAGTCTACCATCTTTCTTAAAGGGCTTGGTAGGCCGCTTAACCTTCTTATACTTCTGTACCTTGGGCATCACACCTTGAAGAGAACTCAAGGCTGCCTGATGCTTATCAGATAGCTCGTACATCAGTTCAATAGCTGCTTGTGAATCTAACTTCCACTTGTTCTGCTCTTGTACCATAGCACTATTCATCTTAAGGCTAAGGTACTCTATTAAGTGCCAGTAATTATCAGCGCCATACAACTCCTCAAGGTATGCTTTCTGTTTCTCCCAAAGCATAGTGTTGATACGTACATCTTCTTTGCACCTGTGTAAGTATTCTTCTGGGCTTAGGTTATCCCAATCGTCAATAACTGGTTTAGGTATTCCAAACTCAACTCCCCAGTCTGCCAGACCATGCCTGTTACGTTCAGGATATAAGTACCAGCTTAACGCTAGTGTGTCCACTAACTTAGCTTTAATCTTAAGGTCACATAACTTTTCTATAACCACTGAATCATAACGAATAAAATTATGACCTATTAAGTAATCATCTGGGTTAAGTGCGGCAAAAAAGTTAGGTCCAACTTCGTTACCGTTAACCACCATGCAGTGAATCTTATCAGGGTTGAGGCCATTACACTCTATATCTGCTACGTACTCATTCATATTATAACCCGCCCTTTATAGTAACCACTCTTTAAACTTACCAGCGAAGAACATCTGTCCCTTGCCTGTCAGTAGTGGTGTGAAAATCTGGAATGTTTTTATATCGGATACTACCATCCCTTCCTTAACTTCAAATAAACCTTGGTCAATCTTACTTTGATAAGGCATGTTGTCCTTACCAAGGTAGCCTCTACTTCTTAATAAGCTGAAGGCTTTGTTCCTACCAATGTTAATCCCTTCGTTATCCTTGATAGCTTTAATCCAATCACCAATCTTACATGTCCCTACACTCTGTGAGATAGCCTTACCGAAGTCTGTTGCTGGCTTGTCTTCATCTATCTGCTGCTCAAGCTCCACAATCTTCTTCTTCTGCCCCTCAAGTACTAACACTGTCATATCTTCAAGTGATAGTGGCAGGTTAGACTCTAGTTCTTGCCACCGTTTGATGATGGCACTTCTCATTTTGATATTATACCCTGATACCAGAGTGATTGTCAACTCCTCATTTAGGTTATATATATTTCTAGTATTGTTGTTGCCGTAGTTCTGCGTTCCCGAAAAGTCAGGAGCGTAAACATTTAACTCTGCAAACATCTTATTTATGTCTACAATTACATTATCATGTCGCTTGCCTGTTAGCTCTGCAATCTCTAAGCTGCTCATTCGTTGGTTTGTTATTAAGTTATTCATTGTAAAATTCTCTCTCTCTTATTGTTAAGTAAATAGATGCCCTCAGTTTTGGGGCCACCTCTTTCTAGTCCTAAAATCTCTTTGGTTCTAAATAAGTAATAGTCTTCTCGTCAAAGTACACATCACAACTGTAACCTTGCCCAAAGTCTCTGTCAAATAACATTCTAAACTCACTCATATTCTTTCTATTATCGGGACAATCCTCTGTTCTATCCCTGCTAATGCCATGCCCGTAGTGCGCCCACTTCTCCATAGCGCGACTACCTGTAAACTCATGGCTATAAACCTTGCCACCAGCCTCGTGTGACTTGCTACCCTTTTGTTTAGGGTTTACGTGACTGTAAAGAAATACAGAGACAGGGTACTTTAATACAAAGTCTGCCATGTCTGTCATAATCTCGTTAAGTTTATCATTAGCTTCGCTTGTCGCATGACGACTAACTAAAGCTGTAAGAGGGTCGATAATAAAAATGTTAATACCATCTAATAAGTGCATCTCCTCCATAGCAATCCGAATATCCTCCCAATCCCTGCTAGCTGAACGGTCATAGAATCTTACCACGTTATTCATTGATAGTAAGGTAGAACGTAGACTTTCTTTATCATATACAATATCAGGTCTACTATAATCAATCTTGTCATGCTTGCCTGCTAACTTCTTAGCTGTCTTAGCTGGAGCGTTTTCAAGGTCAAACATCCCCACCTTAACCTTCTCTTCATATACAAGATGTTCTACTAACTGATGTTGGTGGTCTGTCTTACCTATCTTCGGTGCAGCCCCAACTATGTGAATGTTGTGTGGCCTGATACCGAATGTAGCTCTGGTAACTGTGGGCCAAGGGAACGACATACCCATCTTAGGTTGCTCAAGTGCTTTGTCCATGAAGTCTGTTATATCTAGCACCTCACCCTGCCTTACTACACTGCTGTCCCACACTGCCTTTTGGTATAACTCCTTTCCTCTCCCTGCTAATAGCATATCGTTGGCATCTTTCAGTGGTAGCTTACAAACCTTGAAGTTATTAAAAGATTTCAGGATATCTTTTGTTGCTTTGTTGCCCGCATCATCATTATCTAATACTAAGATTACCTCTTTATACTTTTCTATGAACTCCCTGTTGTTAATGATATCCTTTAGGCCGCCTGTAGCGCCCCGTGTTAGGCTAACTACACTTGGTAGGTATGACTTATACTTAGACGGTGTATTGTCCGTTATAACTTGATACAGTGCCATTGCATCACACCTGCCCTCAGTAATAAACAACTTATTGCTACCATGCTCACTAGCTATGCTCCTACCCCACAAGTCTAGTGCGCCCCTCCTGTCTCCAACAGCGGTAAACTTCTTGTCCTTGGTTACTCTTATCTCATACCCTGTTAGCTTGCCGCCCTTAGTGTCGGGATAATAGTGGTGGGTGACGGTCTTACCATCGGCCTCACTAAGCGCTACCTTAACACCGTATAAAGCTACTACTTCTTTACTTAATCCTCTATCCTCCAAGGCTGTGGTAGGTAGGTTACTATAGCCTTCTTCATGGAAGCGCTTAACCTTTATCATCCTGCCCTCAGTTACATACTTCTCTTGTGTCATGCCGCCTTCCTCTAAATTATAAAACGCTTCTTTACAGTTATAACAGAAACTATCGTCAGGTCTGTCATCATGTCCGAATACTTGGTTATTGTCGCCACCACACTTAGGACACTTAATCTTATACAGTGGTATTCCTGCTGATTGCTCCATTTTACTTACTCCTGTTGATAGTTGGTTTTTCAAAGGGTACTACCTAAACAATACCCTTCAAGAAGCCTCCAATTTAGATTAAAAGTTAGTATGTTCTTGAATCATTGATTTTTTTGGCTCTTCTCCGTACTCCAGTTTATAAGTTATATAAGCTATAGCAGCCTCTAATTGTTCTGGGCTTAAATTTATTAGCATATTAGCCAAGTCCATAACCTCTTGTTGTTCTACAGCAGTCATATAAATTCCTATTAAGTTAATATAAGTAAGTAATAATATTTATAAAGTTTATTAGTTGTTAGCTAGTTAGTTAGAAGATATAGGTTATAGTGTTTTTACACCCTCTACAATACGTAGTTATACTAGTACCCCCTGTTAGCCCGCATTATGGTTCAGATAATAGTTTAATTCGTTACTATCACCAGCTAAGGATTCGAGTATTTCTTCATACTCTGCGCTAAATACGCTGCTCGTTTCTTCCCAATTAGTGGATGATAATCTGTTAGTGCCACTTAACGGTTGGATTTCAATAAATAATTCGTTGTAGTCTCTCATGTTAATTTCCTTTGATGTTATAGAAGGCTTCTTGTTCTGTCAAGCCGAGGTAGTATGATAACTGTTCTTCACTCAGTGAGTCAACGATTAAATCGTAATAACTTTCTAATTGTCCTAATTCTTCGACGCGAATCTTATCAATACGTTTAATAATCTTCAATTTCTTGTTAGTGTTATTCATTTTGCACCTTCTTCGAGCTTGTTTATTGACTTCAAGCCGGTGAGCTTCTTCAATCTATAGCATAAGCGATCAAAATCATCTCTATCTTTCCTGGACCAGCGGTCTATGTACTCTATTGCCATTATTTGGCGTTTTACTCTAGCGATATCTCTATCTAGTTTCCGTGACTCTAGCTCTATACGTAATTCTTCCATAATTATTAACCCCTTTTAAAATTGTATGTCAGTTATGAGTTTATTCTTACTTTTACTATACATCATGTTGCAGCCAATGATAAAGCCTAACATCATTTCCTTACTATTAAAGTGCCGTTGCTGTGGCTGCCCGTGGTCGTGGTCGCCTAACGCTACTGAGAAGCCGCCTCTAGTGTCTTGCCGTCCAATTGATACAGTCTTGAATAGTTTAGGATCTAAGCGGCTGGCGAACGTCTCAAGCTGTTTCTGCATGTATACTTTATCAATACCCGATAATCTCATGCTGCTGTTATAAAGTGTTATCATAATATTATATTTCCTGTTGTTGGTGTGTAAGGTTGTTAGCTACATTCTTTGTGATCAAATAATGAGCTGTCAAAAATACTGTAGTATACGGCTTCGCGTAAAGCTTCCAATAAACTATCGA